TTTTTTGCTTATATTCCGCCTCGTACTTTGTGCGCGACTCTTCGGAAAGAAGCGCGAACGCTTCGTTTAACAGCGTTTCGGCATAATCGGCGTAAAGCTTGGCTTCGAACGCGAAAATTTCCTTTGCGATTTCTTTCATTTCGGTTACGCTGCCGCACGAGTCGAGTTTTTGCTGCAAAGCAGCAAACATTTTGTAATTTTCAGTACCCTCCGCCACGGTTTCGGGGGCTTCCGCTTGCATAAACGCCTTTAATTCGTTCAGCATTTCGGTGAGATTCGTTTGCGCGTTGGCAATGTATTCCTCGTCGGAAATTACATATACGTTGGCGGGGGCGGTGCAGCCTTGGTAGCTGACAAGCACGCTGTATGTGCCGATTTGATTGAAATTCGGCTTCACATAACCGTTGACTTTATCCACCACATACATATCCTCGGTGACGAGAATCTCGCCGTCTTTGCCGCTTTCGTAGCCGACTCCGAATTTGATTTCGGGAGAGGGATCGGACAAAGCCACGCAAGTATCTTTGGCATAAATGTGCGTTACTTTCCGCGGCAACGCGACCTTGACGATTTGCGGTTCGGTGCGGTTTGTGTAGTAGATTTTATAAATCGCGTACTGCTCGCCGTTTTCGTATGCGTACTCGATTTCGATTTTCGCGATGCCTACGCCGGTATCGCCTTTGTCGCCTTTTTCGCCTTTCTGTCCGTCTTGGCCGGGCGCACCGTCTTTACCGGGAGCACCGTCTTTGCCGTCTTTGCCTGCGGCACCGGTATCGCCTTTTTCACCTTGTTGCCCTTTTTCGCCTTGCGCGCCCTGCGCGCCCGTTGCGCCGGTATCGCCCTTGTCACCCTTATCGCCTTTGTCTCCCTTTTCGCCCTTGATTGCCTTGAGCCACTCTTCGTATGTAGCGGGCGTATCGCCGTTCGATTCGGCGTAGGCGGTGTAGAGCGCGTATGCCTGACGGAAGGCGTCGTCGGGCGTTTCGGCTTTGTCTTTATCGCAGCCGGCAAACGCCGTTGTTGCGGCGGCGCAGCAGCCGAGACTGAGCAGGAAACTTACAAGTTTCTTTGATTTGGATTTCTGAAGATTTACAATAGGTTTGTTAAAAATTGATAAGCCTATTGCCCGCAAGAACTAAAAAACACCGCAATTTATAGGTTTGTCAATGCGACAAGCCTATTTTTATTTTATTTAGGAGGTATCCACAATGACCGACAACGCAAACGTAAAACAAGAACGAGTAAGCATAACGGCATTTATCTCGAAAGATACCCGCGATAAATTGTTGCGTATCGCGGAGGACGAAGATTTGACGTTTTCCGCCCTCGTTCGCCGTGCGCTTAAAGAGTACGCGGACAAAAAGGCAATTTAATTCAAAAGGAGGCACAAAATGAACAACCAAACCAAAACACAAGAGAACGTTAAAAAGGCTTTGGCAAAGCAAACGCTCGGACTCCCGTTGACCCCGCACGAACACGCGCTCGTTACCCTATACGGACAATCGCCCGTACAGCAAAAAGAAAACAAACCCGAATTTGTCGAAAAGTATCTTAAACCCCTCGTTGTTGCGTTGGGCGTCGGCGTTGTAAACGTCGTCTATCGAAAAACAAGCGAACACGACGAAATCGTAACGCTTATTTACGAAAACGGTTTTACCACCGACAAGGACGTTTCGGCGGACTCGCTTTCCGCCTTAACGTGCGACACGATAAAAGGACTTTGAGGGGCGGCGGATATGAAAAGCATTGTAACAAAACTTGTTATCTATAAAAAAGATCCGCGCTTTGATTATTGCCCCACGCCCTATTATTGCGAAGGGTATTTCGTCGGCGGTGGGCAATTTTGCTCTTATTGCGGTATAACGGACACGCAAGCGCAAGAAAAGGAAATCGAAAATACATTTATCGGCGACGACGCAATGCGCGAATATTGGACGATTAAGTTTAACAACTTGCAAGAGCAAGATCGAAAACTCATTTTGTCAGCGTTCCCCGATATTGAAAGCAAAGACAAAATGACACTCAAAGACCCGCAAGAACTTTACGCAATAGCGTTTCGCAAAGTGTTACGCCGTTTTGCGGTTGTTTGCCCGCGGTGCGGTGGTTGCGGCAATTATTCAACCGCGGTTGCCTATACAAGGGTTGACGACGGAATTTGCCACAAATGCAACGGACGCGGAAAAGTTTTACCGCGTTTAACCGTGAAAAAACTCGAAGAAATTAAAAACTATTTCAAATCGGAGGCGAAAAAATGATACTTAACGTTGTTTTGTTTTTACTTATTGTTGTTTTAACGGTGGCGGTCGCCTTGTGGTTTACGATTGACTACAAGCGCGCAAAAGCGGGCAAAAAGTCATTTCTATGGGAACGCAAAAGCAACACCCACCCCGACCGCGATACGCAAACGAAAGATTAAGGAGGCGGCGGACAATGGCGGAAATTAAAATTACAAAATGTAAAAGTTGCGGCGCGTCCATAACGTGGATAAAAACGCAAAACGGACGCGTAATGCCTTGCGACGTTCCCGCGGTAGACTATCAAGAGAATTACAAAGGAACGGACACCGTCGTTACGGACGACGGACGCTTACACTTCAACGAAAGCAAATGCGGCGCGCCGTTTCCGTCAATGGTTGTCGTAATGCGAGGTCGCAATGACGATTGACCGAAACCGTATCTACAATATGGATTGCCTCGACGGTATCCGCGATATGTTACGGGGGGGGGTACGCGTTGATTGCGTGATTACCGACCCGCCCTACCTTATCAACTACCAAACCCACCGACGGCAAGACAAAGATCATAAGTTTTGCAAGGCTATACAAAACGACGACAACCCGCAACTCATAATCGACCTTGTACCGCTATTGTACGACGTAATGAAAGACAATACCCCGCTTTATATGTTTTGCGGGAGTGATAAAGTCGATTTTTTCAAACAAGAAGTCGAAAAGTGCTTTACCGTCAAAAACCTTATTGTATGGGATAAAGGCAACCACACCGCGGGCGATCTTGGCGCGCAATACGGCAAACGTTACGAGTTTATCATTTATGCAAACAAAGGACGCGCCCCGTTTCAACCCGATATGCCGCGGTTGGAGGATATATGGCACTTTCCAAGGGTGGCGGGGAAAGAACAAATACACCAAAACCAAAAACCGACAAATCTTTTGTCGCAAATTATCAATCAACACACCAAAGAAGGCGATTTGATACTCGACCCGTTCGCGGGTAGTTGCTCGACGGCGGTTGCCGCCTATCGCCTAAAACGCGATTATATCGGCTTTGAAATTGACCCCGTCGAATACGCGGCGGGCACGAAATGGCTCGACGCCGTACGGTCGCAAATGTCAATATTTGATTTTATGTAAAGGAGCAAAAGCAATATGGAAACAAAAATGTTTTACGACGCCCCGCGATCAATATCTATCGGCGATATTTTCTACGTTATAGACACGCGCGAAAGAAACGACTTCTCGTCGCCTTGCCGTGTATGCAATGACGAGAAAAAACTAACGGTAAACGGGATAACTTTTGATTGCCCCGTTTGCGGCGGCTATCGCCCCCGCGAAACGGTCGTCAGCGTGCAACATTTTACCGTTGCAACGGTTAAAGTGTACGTTATCAAACAAGAAGTATCTACGGATTATTGGACGATACAAAACTATCGTGATTTACATTTTCGAGTATTTCGCAAACGCGGACACGGATACAACGGCGACGGCAATAATTTTACTCGCGATTTTACGTCGAACAACATAAAAAACGACCTAAACGTACTCCCCGACGAAAAGTTTTTGCAAATATATTCGCAAGACGGATATTTTGCCCGTAATTGCGAGCGTTTTATTTTTGACGATTATAAACTTGCTTGTCGGGCGGCGGAAATCCTAAACGAAAGCGAACTCGCAAGACTCAACAAGTACAACGCCGAACACGGCACGTCGTTTGTGCCGATATGGGATAAAACAAACGATCCGAAGAATTAACGGGCGGCGGTTATGACGAAAACAAACAAAGAAAGTAAATATATCGTCGCCTGTCAAAATTGTATGTTGCCCGTAAGTAAATGCAAGGGCGATTGCACGCGAAAACAAATCTTAAAAAATGCCGCAAATGCGGACAAAACGGAGGTTAAAAATGGAAAACACAAAGCACCTTAACGGTTATATCGAAGAAAAAGACGACACGTTTTACCCGACTTGTCGTTTTTGCGGCAAACAAACATTGCCCGACGCGCCGTATTTAAGTCAAGACGAGGCAAACGAGGCGGCAACGATACGTTGCGATTGTTTCGAGGCACGGGAATATCAAGAAAAATTACGCAAAGAAAAGGAACGCGCCGACAATATCATAAAACTTCGTCAAAGACTCGACGATTTTTCGGAATATAGCGCGTCGCGCGGGGTTGAACTCACGGGCGAGTTGCACGACTTATTGTTAAACGTCGGTATTGCAATTATCGACGGTCAAATACTGAAGGCAAATATCAATGTCGGACGTATCAAAGTAAGTATATCGAGCAACTCGAAAAGTGTACTTACAATTTGCTTTACCTATTCCGACGGCGCAAAGTTGGAGGTTTAAGAATGAAAGACAAAACGCCGAAAATAATTGCCGTCGATTTTGACGGCACGTTGTGTACGAACGCATACCCCGAAATCGGCGAGCCGATCCCCTATTCATTATTATATGTTACGCGCGCGAAGGCGGCGGGTCATATTATCACGTTGCACACTTGCCGACAAGGCAAATCCCTTGACGACGCGATCGCTTGGTGTAAAGCCCGCGGAATAACGTTTGATTACATAAACGAAAACGTACCCGCAAACATAAAGCGTTTCGGCGGCGATACGCGAAAGATATACGCCGACGTATATGTGTATGCGGACAATACGACAAACCCGACGCAACAAAACGCATTGCGTTTAATATCCGCGATTACCTACTCGACGAAATACGGACGGCGACACCGCGCCGCAAATGGCAAGACGCTTACATTATCGGCAGTTATCCCGACCGTATCGACCGCGATAATTTCGTCCGCGAATACAACGCCGAACTCGTACACATAGACACGCCGCAAGACGCTTGCGTTAAGCGTGCGTACGAAGATATAAAGCGGGTAGCGGCACGCGACGCCGTCGTCGGTTGGATTGCCGATTATTGGCGACGTTACAACGAATAGAAAATATTTTTTGATCCCCCCTATGCCCTCGCGATTTCGGAAACGCTAAAAGACTCCCAGCCGCGGGCATTTAGCACACACACCGAGTTTTTGACTTTTTCTCGAAAAAGTTTTGAAAAGATAAACGGAGGACGCAATGAAAAGCGACCAAAACAAAAAAGAAACAATCGCAAATGCGGAATATGACCGACTCGTCAAACTTTTTACCGACGCGGGCGTCGATAAAATCAAAGTCGAAATCTATTCCGAACTTATCCGCAAGGTGGCGGAGGTTTTTGCTTGCCTTGAAGTGATAAAAGATTTGCCGTCGATTTTGTACGACAAAAACAATCCCACCGTACAACGCGAAACGGCGGCGGGAAAAATGCGAGTCAAGTATATGGCGCAATATACTTCGGCAATGCAAAAGTTAAACAAAGATTTGCTCGGCGGGCTAAATGGCGACGACGGCGACGACTTATCCGATTACGAATAATCTTTCGGCGGCGGACAATTTCGCCGAGTGGACGCTTGCAAACCCCGATATTGCGCCTATCGAAGGTTGGCAATGTTTACGCGACGATATAGACGGCAAGCATAGTTTTTTGATTGAGTATTACAAACGTTGTCGGTCGGGCGAAATCACGATCGGACGCGAACTCAAAACGACGCTTGAAAGTTTAATACAAGATATTTTCTACCGTTCCGACGTTTACCGTTTTACGTTGGACGCGGCTCATAAACGGATAAACTTTATCGAAAAGGAAGTCAAACACTTTGAAAGCCCGTTTGCGGGCAAACCGTTTATTTTGACACTATGTCAAAAAGCGATTGCCGAGGCGATATTCGGGTTTTACATATTCGATACGGAACTATTGGGCGGCGGTCGTTGGGTACGACGTTTCAAAGAAGTATTGCTTTTGATAGCGCGTAAAAATGGCAAAACCCCGTTTACGGCGGCATTGACTCTTGCCGAATGGTTTTGTGGCGAGGCGGGTCAAAAAGTAATGTGCGCGTCGAACGACTACGATCAAGCGGGTTTAATCTTTGATTGCATAAACGCGTTTCGCGAAGAGTCGCACGCCGTATCGCGGGTTACGCGAAAGAATATCAAGGGTATATTTTTCGGCAATCCGAAACAGCGCAAAAAGACGGGTAAGTTTTCGGCACAAAATAAAGGCGCAATCAAAAAAATGTCGGCAAAATCGGGCGCAAAAGAAGGTCGAAACCTCAAAATCGTTATCGTTGACGAAGTCCACGAAATGAAAGACGGATCAACCATTATGCCCCTCCGCTCGTCGCTTACCACGCAAGACGAGCCGTTGTTTTTTGAAATTACAACCGAAGGTATCGTTCGCGACGGATACCTCGACGAAAGATTGATCGACGCCCGCAAAGTGCTTAAAGGCGAAGAGGACGCGCCCCGTTGGCTTATATGGCTTTACACGCAAGACAGCGAGGCGGAAGTATGGAACGACGAGAACAGTTGGCAAAAATCAAATCCGATGATCGGCGTCGTAAAGAAAAAATCAGACTTACGCGACCTTGTCGATAAAGCACGCAAAAGCGGCGCGCAACGCGCTTTCACATTGGCGAAAGAGTTTAATATCAAACAACTTTCGTCGAACGCGTGGCTCGAAGAAAAATATATCGTTTGCGACGCAACGTTTGATTTATCCGACTTTCAAAATTGTTGGTGTATCGGCGGCGTTGACCTTGCGGAAACAAACGATCTTTGCGCTTGTACCCTTTTGTTTATGCGACCGAACGACCCCGTAAAATACTTGCACACAATGTACTTCGTTACCGAGGTAAAAGCGGGCGACGGACAATCGACCGACAGCCCGACAAATCCCGAAAAAAAAGATTATCGACAATGGGCGGCGGAAGGCTTATGTCGGATTGTTTCCGATAACGTTATTGACGACGTTGTCGTCGCCGAGTATCTTTGGGAAATCTACCAAAAGTACGGCATACGACCGTACGTTGTCGGTTATGACGAATGGCACGCAAAAGAATTTGCAAAAACTACGGCAAAACACTTCGGCGCAAACGTTCCCGTCAAAATCCGAATGACGCCCGAAACGCTTAACGTTCCGACGCGCAACGTCGAAGAAGATTTGCGGGCGCGGCTTATAAACTACCAAAACAACGCAATTTGCCGTTGGAACTTCCGAAACGCCGCAATCAAATACGACAATCGCGGTTTTGTAATGCCGACAAAGATTGTCGGATATATCGGAAACAAAATCGACGGCACAATGTCAAAAGTTATAGCGTACGCCGCGTTGCGAACGTGTAAAACCGCCTTTATGGCAAAAATCGGAGGTTGATAATGGACGATAAAAAAAACACTCAAAAGCAAAACCCCGTCTTTATGCGCGAAGTCCGTTGCCCCGTACATAACCTTTTAATCGGTCGTTACGACGCCCGCGACGGTTTAATCAACGCGACGTTTTATTGCCCGAAATGCGGGCGCGAATACACTTTCACGATAAAACGCGAGCAAAATTTCGCCACATATCGCAAAAAGTCTTGACTTCGTACCGAGAATTGAGTAAAATAGAAGTAACTAAATAGGCATATCCGCCGCTTTTCGCGGCGCGTACCCTAACTTTTAATCAAAAGTCAAGTGGGTCGATATGAGTTTTTGAGTACAAACAACAACCGTTTGTGCTTATTAACCGTATCGACCCACTTTTTTTATTTCGTCAAAGGAGGCGGCGGACGTTGGGAACGCTTAAAAACGCAATACAAAGTTTGCTCGGTTGGGATCGAGAAAGCAACTATAATCGCATAATCAACGCAAATTCCGTTGTGTTTTCCTCTTTCGGGAAAGATATTACGGCGTCGGATATAGTCAAAACGGCAGTCCACCGCGTCGCCGAGGAAGTATCGAAATGCAACTTGAAATCGGTAACCGAGGCACAAAACCCGCGTCGTATCATTGTTGCCGACGACGATATAAACGCGGTGTTTGCGGGGCGCGTAAACCCGCTTTGCGGGCTTAAAGATTTTTTGTACAAAGTTGCATACATTACGCTCTTAAACCGAAATTGTTTTATCTATTGGGCGTATATTCTACACACCTACGACAAATCAAATTCGTTTGACTTGAACGGCGAAACCGCGCTTGCCGCCGAGCCGCAAGGACTCGGCAACAACTTTTCGTTGTCTTACAAGGAAAGCGAAAAAGGCAAACACCTTACAAACGTTACGCCCGAATTTGACCCGATAACCCTTTCGATTTATTTCAACGCGGACGGATCGAACGGATACAGCAATTACAAAGCATTACTTCGTTTTCTCGCGGAGTGCGGCACGTCGATATTTTTGTTTGAGTATGACGACGGCATTACCGATAAATATTGCGACGTTGTTTTGAAAAGTGCGCCGAAATCGGAAATAAACGAAGAAGGTTTATTTGTCGAAACGTTTTCTTTTGAACGTCAAACATATTGGTATGAACGCGTCGAGGAGTCTTTTGCTTTGAAATCGACCCGCGCCGAAGATACAAAATTCCCGCTCGGTTTTCCGTTCGGATTTGCGGGGCGCGTGTTTAAGTCAAAGTACAAAATCACAAACTCGTTTTTTGTTGACGCACCTATCACAATACGCATTACGGGCGCGATAGCGAACAATATACGTCTTTACTTACAATCTCTTGACGGTAAGACAATCGAAGAAATCGCGCTTTCCACAAACAACGCCGACGGCACGGAAATTTTAATCGAGCCGACGACAAAAAAAATCACGGTTACGACGGACGGTGTATCGACAAACGGTTACGGTTTGACCGACAAAACGAAACAATCGTTTTTATACTTGCCGCAAGGCGAATATTTTATCGGCGCAAATATGACCGCGGACGACGACGGCGCAATCGAAGTATCAATCAAACGTTATTTATTCGACTAAAAGGAGGCGGCGGGCGTGTATATCGCAATATACGACGAAAACAAAAAGCATATTACGAACGTTGACAACGCGACGTACGATTTAACGACCCGCGTTTACGACAACGACTCGTTTTCCGCCGAGGGCGTTTGCGACGTTGATATAAACGACGCAAAAATCGCCGTGCTTAACGACGACCGCGGAAATTACGAGTACGCTTGCTTTGCCGACGAAATAAAGCCCGAATACAATAAACGCACCGTCAAAGGGCTTGACTTCAAAACCCTTTGGGATACCGAAATATTACTCGACTACACCGCCGACGGCAGTTTTGACGGGCGGTTGTCGGCTATCTTTACAAAGGTAAAAACGCAAGTCTTTGACGGCAAAGATACGGCAGTAAATAAAATCCCCGTTGTTGTCAATATCCCGACCGATAACACCGACACGACGACAACGTACGGCAGTTATGCGGGTACATATCAATTTGTCAATGCGTACAAATTCTTGAAATGTTACTTGAAATACTACGAGTACAATATCGAAAGTTACTACGACATCGCGTCGGGAAAAATTGTCTTTACGTTCGTTAAGTGTACGGACGCCGTAAGCGTCGATTTACGCGACTTTATCCACGAACTAACCACGACTTCGACAACGACAAACAAAACGGTTGCAACTATCAAATACAACGTCGAAACGCCCGAAACGGACGCGGACGGCAATATCATTTATACCACAACGCAAAAGACGGACGCAAACGGCGATCCCGTTACCGATAAAGACGGAAACCCCGTTTATATCCCGAAATATCAGCCCCGCCCCTCCACTATTGCAACCGTCTATTATTACCGCGATAAAAACAACAACATTGTACAATCGAACGAGAACGGGAATATCGACGGGCGGCTCTACCCCGTAAAGGCAAAGTATTATGAGTCGGAATATTTAGCGGACGCACAGTTTAACGCGGTTTACGAACTCGCTAACGCGCGATACGTTGATAATATCATTATCGACAACAACAAAACGATTGACCCGATAGACTTTTCGGGTTACCGACTTTATACGAAGGTTGCCCTTTATTACGACGGTAAGTTATTTAAGACGTTGCCCATAAGCGAGAAAATAATCACGCTCGACGGCGACGGCAAAAATACAAAAATCAAACTCGGTTTTAAGAAAATACTTTTGACCGAAGTTATCAAAAATTAGGAGGTCAGCAATGATAAAACCCGTAACGTTTCAAGGTTGTTTTAATTTCAACGCGAATTTGTACGCGCTTGAAGTACGCTCGCGTTTTATAGACCAAAGCAAAGCAAACGGATATTACAAGGGTTACGGCAACGAACTTGCCGCGCAAATCGTCGGTCAAAAAATACAAATCGGCACGGGCGCGTTTTTGGTGCAAGGTCGTATGTGCGAAATCACGGCGGCGGAATTAGTCGCCCCGCAAATTTTTGACGGCTTTGTCGGTTACGTTGTGGCGCGTATCGAAACGTACCACCCGTCGGACGACGCAAATTGTAGTCTTTTAGCGGTTGTCAATCGTACTTACGAGGCGATAACGCTCGAACAAAACGACACCTACGCGGCGACCGCAGACAATGTCAACACGGCTTACGAACTCCCGTTGTATTCGTTTGAAATTTCGGGTACGTCGATCGTCAATCTTAAAAAGTTGATAAACCCCGTTGCCGACTATGCAACGATTAAAACAATCGTTGACGAGGCACTCGAAAAAGCCGCAAGCGCAGTCGCGGCGGCAAACACCGCTATTTCAGCGGCAAATGCGGCAAACACAAAGTCCGACGACGCAGTCGCAAAGGCAACGGACGCAGTATCGAAAGCAACAAACGCCGTCAGCGCGGCAAACGCCGCGAATACAAAATCCGATAATGCAGTCGAAACAGCGAACGGCGCAAAGACCACCGCCGAAACGGTCAAAGGTATTGCCGAAAGCGCGGATACAAAAGCGGGAAACGCCGAAACGGTGGCGGCGGGTGCGGTTACTACGGCGAACGGCGCAAAAACCAAAGCCGAGGACGCCGTCAGCAAAGCGGAAACGGCAATCGAAACCGCAAACGGCGCGGATACAAAAGCGGATAGCGCAACCGAAGTTGCAAGTGCGGCAAACACAAAGTCCGACAATGCGGTATCAGCCGCGAACGAGGCAAAACAAACCGCAAGCGACGCGGCAAACCTTGCAAGTACCACAAAAACGCAAGTCGAGCAAAAAGTAAATGACCTCGAACAGCAAATCGGAACGAAACAAGGTACAACCGTTACACTTAACGGAACACCGCAAGCAACTTTCGAGGGCGGCGGATTGATCGACGAAAACGATACAATCATTTTCAGCGGCGGCGAGGCATAGAAGGAGGGCTTGCAATGAAACTTACCTTTTGCGGCAAATCCCCGCAACAAAGATTTTTCCGAATTGGAGTTGTCGGTAATAACCTTGCCGACGATTTGACAATGATAATCGACAAGAAACAAGGCAATTTGAACCTTGCCGAATTTACGCCGTTTATTAAGATTGTCAACCGCGATTTTACGTTCGTCGATAAAACGCGACATTTTATTTTCGACGTCGATACCGACCCCGAAAAGGTAAGACTCATTTATGTTTTTCCGAAAAAGGTTACAAGGCAACGCAACGTCGATATGCAAGTGCTTTTCCAAAAGGCGGAAAACGACGATACGATAATTTGGCAAACGGAAATTTTTAACGCGACTTTCGATTTAGAAATCCCCGCCGACGAGGTTATTTCCAAAGAATACCCCGACGAGTTGCAAGACCTTGACGACCGCGTTACCGCGCTTGAACAAAAGGACGGCGGCGTTACCGAATGTATCGACCGCGCCCACTTCCCCGACGTCGGAGTCGGCGGTGTAATCTATATCGACGCGGCAACAAACACGCCGTACCGCTACGATACGGCAACAAACAATTACGTTATTATCGGGCTTGATCTCGACGATATAACAATTATCAATGCTAACGGAGGTAATTAAAATGTCAAACAAAACACTCAACGTAACGTTGATTATGCGCAATGACACGGCGGCAAATTGGGCGAGTAAAAACCCCGTTTTGACGCTCGGCGAACTTGGCGTCGAAACCGACACTCGCAAATTTAAGATCGGCGACGGCAATACCGCATACAACTCGTTGAAATACGGACTCGGCGGAAACGTCGAAGTCAAAAACACCGCCCCCACCGCGAGCGACGTCGGCTACGACATTGGCACGCTTTGGGTTGACACGACGGGTACGAAGGCTTATATCCTTTTTGCAAAAACCGCAAGTACGGCAACGTGGATCGGGCTTTTGGACTCGCAAGGAAAAATCGACAAAGCAACACTCGCCGACGAGGCAGTTAAACTTCAAACCGCAAGGACGATTAAGTTTTCGGGCGCGGTCGTCGTAAACTCTAAAACGTTTGACGGTAGCGGCGACGTCGAATACGTCCTCGTGCTTGCAAATAGCGGCGTATCGGCGGGAACTTATACCAAAGTTACCGTAAACGCAAAAGGTATTATCACAAGCGCAACGCAACTTACGGCGGCGGATATTCCCGCTCTTACCCTTTCCAAAATTTCGGACGCGGGAACGGCGGCAAGTAAGAATACGGGAACGGCGGCGGGCAATGTACCCGTGCTTGACGCAAGCGCAAAAATCGCGGTCGCCCTTATCCCCTCGCTTACACTTTCAAAGATTAGCGACGTGGGAACAGCGGCGGGTAAAAACGTCGGTACGGCGGCGGGCAACGTTCCCGTGCTTGGTAGCGACGGAAAACTCGACGAAAGTTTACTCCCCGCAATCGCGATTACCGAAACTTTTGTCGTTGACAGTCAAGCCGCAATGCTCGCGCTTTCCGCGCAACGTGGCGACGTGGCAGTCCGTACGGACGAAAACAAGTCTTACATACTTAACGCCGACGATCCGACCGTGCTTGCAAATTGGGTTTGGTTGCGCACCCCCGATTGTAAGGTGCTTTCGGTAAACAGTAAAACGGGCGCGGTTGTGCTTACTACGAGCGATATTGCGGAAGGTGCAAACCTTTACTTTACCGAGGCGCGCGCTACCGCAAACTTCAACTCGAATTTCAAAAACAAAAGCGTAACCGAATTGAAAGACGGCGGAAACGTTGTACTTTCAACCGATACGTTGACGATTAACGGCGGTAAGGCGTAAAGGAGGTCAAAATGGCAACGCGGAATATAACCGTAACACTCAAAGTCAGACAAGACACCGCGGCAAATTGGGCGAGTAAAAACTCGGTACTTTCCGCGGGCGAATTTGGCTACGATACCACAAACAAGGTTTTGAAAATCGGCGACGGTACGACCGCTTGGGCAAACCTTGTTGCACTCAAAACCGAGGGCGGCGGCGCGTCAATCGCAATTTATGCCGCAACGGCGGCGGAGTCGGAAAAAGCCGTCGGATATACGCGCGGCGGCGAAATTGACGCCGAATTTAAGAAAATTAAAACGCGGCTTGCCGCACTCGAAGGAGGTAATTAAACTATGAACATTGAAAAAGCAAAAATCTACGGTGTAGATAAAGTCGGCTCGTCCACCCCGTCCGCCCTTACGAGGACGGACGACGCCGTCGGGCTTTCCTATACGGTCGGCACGACGGACATTGTAAGCGACTTTGACCGTTGCTATCCGTGGAGCGATATGCAAGAAGTAACCGACGCGTCGGGTAACGTATTTATCAAGATACCGAAATTTTACTCTAAAATCACGAAAAACAGTGACGGAACATACAAGCACCAAATATCGGGTATCCGATACGAAGGTTTTTCAACGTTGTTTGTTGACGGCGCGGGAAACGAACTCGATTACGTTCTCGTCGGCAAATACGAAGGGAGCGGGTCGTCGGCGCGTGTGTACTCGAAATCGGGCGCAACCGTACTTGTAAACATTACTTGCGACAACTTCCGCACGGGTTGTAAAGCAAACGGCGCAGGTTATCAGCAATACGACTTCTTAATTGACCTTATCATAAAAGAATTGTGGCTCGTTGAAATGAAAACGACAAACTCACAATCGGTTATGTATGGTTATGCAAACGGCAATTCGGCGGCGGTCGCCACGGGCAGAACGGACGCCGTAAAAACCCCGTCGGGGTCGGAAGTTAGCAACACCGACGGCAAACACGCTTGCAAGTATCGCGGTATTGAGAATTTGTGGGGTAATACTTTCACTTGGTGCGACGGTATATCTTTCTCGTCCGAAAAAGTTTACGTTTGCACCGACCCCGCGTCTTATACCGCGGGCAAAACCGCGTCGCCGTACGTTTATCAAGGCAACCGCTCGGCGGGTAGCGGCTATATTAAAAAGGTTGAACCGCTCGGACGCAACCCCCTTATACAATACGCAACGGAAGTCGGCGGTAGCGCAACAACCTACTTTTGCGACTACGCGGTCGTCGTCGGCTCTGTCCTTGCGGTTGGCGGGTATTGGGACGACTCGGCGATCGCGGGTTTGTGGTATTGGTACGGTGATTGCAATCCGTCGGACGCGTACTCGGATATCGGGGGTCGCCTTTGCTATAAACCTCTTTAAGAGAGGGATTGTCAAGGGGGATACCTCCCCCTTGGCGTATGCTTTATAGCGACAAAAACAAAGGGTATTACACGCACTCCCCGACGCGAACGTCGTCGGCTCTGTCCTTGCGGTTGGCGGGAATTGGAACAACACGACGATCGCGGGTTTGTGGAATTGGAACGGTAATTACAATCCGTCGAACGCGAACTCGAATATCGGGGGTCGCATTTAATCTTATTATTTCGTCAAAGCGCGTATAATCCTTGCCCCTCGGCAAAAAACACTTCACAAAGAGGGCGGTTTAGTAAGTCATTGAAAGACCGCAAGAAGATTAAAGGATATTCTATGAAAAGAGTCGGTTATTTGTACGAGAAAATGTGCGACGTCGATTTTATCAAAACGGCAATCCGAAACGCCGCAAAAGGTAAAACCGACCGACTCTACGTCAAAGCGATATTGAGTGATATTGACGGTTACGCACGAAAAATCAAAGCAATGCTCGAAACCGAAACGATAAAACTTTCGCCGAGTGAACATATCGAAATTTACGACAATTCTTGTTGTAAAATACGACAAATCACAGTACCGAAATTTTACCCCGACCAAATCGTGCATTGGCTTATTATTACGGCATTAAACCCCGTAATAACACGCGGTATGTACCGTTATTGTTGCGGGAGCATACCTAACCGCGGCGGCATTGACGCGAAGGCTTACGTCGAAACGGCGATACGCGACGTCAAAATGCGTTATTGCGCAAAACTTGACGTATCAAAGTTTTTCGACAGCGTCCGCCCGCCGATATTGCTCGAAATGCTTAAAAGGAAAATCAAAGACGAAAAGGTTTTACGCCTTATCGGTCAAGTCCTCGAAAACGGCGGCGATCATCTACCGATCGGATATTATACGTCGCAATGGTTTTCAAATTTTTACTTGGAAGGTTTAGACCACTATATCAAAGAAGTATTGCACGTCAAATACTACGTCCGATACGTTGACGATATGGTTTTGATAGACTCTAACAAGCGAAAGTTACATAAAGCGGTTGCGGCGATTGATAACTACTTGCACGGTATCGGATTAAAGATAAAAGGTAATTGGCAAGTTTGGAAACTCAACTCGCGCCCGATTGATTTTGTCGGGTATCGGTTTTATAAAAACAAAACGATACTTCGCAAAAAGATATTTTTTCGGCTATGCCGACGGGTGCGCAAGGTTAAAAAGACGCAACACATAACGCCGCGGCAAGCAATGAGTCTTTTATCGCTTATCGGTTGGTTATCGCACATAAACGCGCGCGGGTTTTACAAAGAAAAAATCTATCCGTACGCACCGAAAAACAAACTCAAAAAAATTGTAAGCAATTACAGTAAACAAAACGGAGGTAATCTAAAAAATGGCAAACACGGCAAAAAAAGTATTCAGCAAAGAAAAGTGGCTCGAAACGGCGAACGCGGATAAAGACAACGGTATTTTGACACAACGCGAAATCGACGACGCGCTCGAAATTTGGGTCAACGATCTTAACGGAAAATCGAAAGACGAAATCGCCGACAATAACGGCGCGTCGCTCCGCGACGAGTGGTTTGTGGAGGCGTAAAATGAACGTTTGGGCAACGATTTTAACCGCGTTTATAAGTACGACCGTTGGTGTCGTTATAACGTCTGTCGTCGGCAATTTTAGAAACAACAAGCAAAAAAACGCGGCAATACAAAACGGCTTGCAAAGTCTTTTGCGCGCCGAAATAATCCGTCAACACGAAAAATACACCGAGCGCGGCTTTTGCCCTATTTATGCGAAAGACGCATTGCGTCGGGAGTATGAGTCGTATCATTTACTCGGCGGAAACGGTGTTATAACGGACTTATACAACGATTTAATCGCATTGCCCGAACACCCCTTACAAAACGACGGTAAAAACATATCGGAGGAGTAAAAAATGGATTGGAAAAACTTACTTATACAAATTGTCGCCTTTGTAGTCGCCGCGCTCGTTGCGTGGGTGCTTGCAAAAGTAAAATCGCTTATAAGCGTTAAGGTAAAGAACGAGAAAGCACGCGGTTTTTTAACCGCCGCGCTTGACGCCGTATCGTCCGCCGTAAAGGGAACGTATCAAACATACGTCGAGTCGATTAAAGGTACGGACGCGTGGACGAAAGACGCACAAGAGAAGGCGTTACACCTTGCTTTAACGTCGGCACTTAAACAACTTACGGGCGACGTGCAAAAATACATAACCGAGAATTACGGCAACCCCGAAACGTGGCTTAAACAACAAATCGAGGCTACGTTATACGACTTAAAAAATAAACCGAAGGAGGCAGACAATGAAAACCCTTAAAGCGGTTGCGTTTTGGCTCTTGTCTTTAACGTGGGGCTTGCTTATGACGCTTTGCGGCGTTGTTGTTGCCCTTGCTCTACTTGTTACGGGGCATAAACCGAAACGCTTTCATTATTTGATTTATTTTGAAGTCGGGAGCGGTTGGGGCGGTTTTGAACTTGGCGCGTTTTTCGTCGTCAATAAAAACCCGTCTTTACATATTCTACAACACGAAAGCGGACACGGCTTACAAAATATTATGCTCGGAGTATTTATGCCGTTTCTTGTAAGTATTCCCTCTTGCGTTCGATATTGGTATCGCGAATACAAGATACGAAAAGGACTCGGACACACCCTACCGCCCTACGATCGAATATGGTTTGAAGGTTGGGCAACCCGCCTCGGCGAAAAACATTTTAATTGACAATCAAAAAACGCCCTTGTCGGGGCGTTTTCTTTGCTTGCGGCGGCTATTCGTCGTAATGCTCGCCGATTATTTTTATATTGCAACCGTAATTTTGTCCGTCGTTCCCGCCCGTTATATCGGCAATTTCGCCGTCAAGCGTAAAACGTTCGTCGAACTCGCCTAAAAATTCCCACGCAAGATCGGATTTAAGCCGCCCGACGCGCTTACGCGTCCGCGCGTTTACAATATCCGTACTTTCGGGGTATTCCTCCGTCGGTTTATGTTTTATCAAAACCGCGTCGCCGATATTGCTTTCTTGTATGTTTTTTTGGCAGTTGTCAAAAGTTACTCCGACCGCCTTTGTAAAAATCGGGAAATCGATTTTAACGACGGGCGAATTTATAACCGAGTCGGGCATAGTAACAACGGACGCCGCGCGCCTTTCCCGTTCGTCGGCAATACGTTTTGCGTCGGCGGTGGCTCTTTCGGCGCGTTTTGCGTCGCGCTCCGCTTGCGTTTCCTTGCGTCGTGCTTTGACGGCAAACACGGTAAACGCGATACCGACGGCAAGCAATACGCAAATTATCAACGCTTGCCACGTTTCGATGTTGGCGTTATCCCCCGTCGTTCCGCCTATAATGCCCGCAAAAACAAACAACGGCAACCACGAAACAACAGCGATAATAACCCTTATAACCCTTTTAAGATTGTAAAACCACTTCATAATTAAGACTCCTTGTTTTCTTTCATTTCTTTTTCGAGATTATACACATACGTCAAAAGCGCGGTTTTACGGCGTATATCGAACCCCGCGCACACGTTCAGCAATTCCCGCTCGTATTCGGTCAAATCCCCGCCGACGTTGCCCGCAATATTTGCAACGTTATTCGAGTTATTGTTGCCGATTATTTGTTGTACGGGTGCGTCGCGCGACGGTCGCCCCGTAATAAGATAATCGAGCGACACGCCGAAATATTCGGCGATTTTTTCGTATAGCGACCCCGAAGGCTCGCGTTTACCCGTGTTCCACTCCGAAACCGTCGTCGGGCGTACGCCTAACGCCCGCGCGAGATCGCCTTGCTTTTTCCTTTGTTTTTTCAAAAGATCGAAAATTCGTTCGGAAATCGTCATACAAAAAAAAGACTCCTTAAAGCATAAAATTTTCGTTTACACTTCAAGAAGTCTTGACTTTATCGGTTGTTCGATATATAATAGTAGTACGATTATCGACGCACCGAGAAAAACGGGCGTCGTTATATCGTTAGCCGTGTTATAACCGAGTCGTAAGATATGAAGTGTAATGATTGTCGCAAATCTATTATATCAAATCTTTACGGCGAAGTCAATAACGCGGCTATTCCTTTATTAAAAATCTCGATATAACGATAAAACGCCCTCCGCTATCGGAAGGCGTTAGTTTTTCTCAAAAAAATTAAAAATATTTTTGAAAAAGTGCGTTAAAACCGTTGACATATCACGGGGTATATGATATAATATAATCACAAAGGTTGAGGGAAACAAAAACCTTTGAAAATCTAAAAAGGAGGTCGCGGATATGGAAAACATAGCAAAAGCCTTGCAAGACTTGGCAAAAGCGGTTGAAAGTAACGACACCGTCGAAAGAGTCAAAGTTACGATAACCCTTAAAAAGCCAAAGGCAAGCAAGGCAAACACCAAAGCCGAATAAAACGGCGATAGGCAGAGCGGGCGGGCAACCGCCCCTCGTAAGACCTATTGTAACACATTATTTTAGTTTTGTCAAATCGAAACAATCGTAATAGGAGGTCAAAAATGAAAAATTGCGAAAAACTAAATTCTTTGCCGAAAGAAATTCAAAAAGAAGTTATTGAAACGCTTAAAGCGTGGAGCGGTTGCTACGTTGATTTATATAACGACGGGCATTACAAAGTATCAACGGGCATAGCACTTGTAAACGGTGTACTTCCATATAAAACAATAGCGAGTTTTGAAAATTACGAAGTCTTTACGGAAGAAGAAATTAAAATGTATGCCAAAGAAGTTTGGGGCAAATGCGATATGTCGCAATATTAAAAATGTGCCGCGTGGGGCGGTAAATCCCCGCAAAGGAGTATAAAATGAAAATCGAAAAAGACGGGAAAATTTACAAGGTAACGGAACAGTCTAAAACGTGGACGGTATCAACAGACAAAGACAACGTAACCGTATCGGCAAAAATCACAAAAGCCGATTGCCCTACTTTCGACGACTTAAAGAAGTTTACCGCGGAAACTGCCTTGTTATACCGGAGGTGTATTATGGCACGGAGCGAGGCGAAAAAAGCCGCCGATAAACGCTATCGGGAAACACACAAAAACGACTCCATAAAATGGACAACGTGGTTAAAACCCGACGAGGCGGCGGAAATTGACGCAATAATCAAAAATAGCGGTATGAACAAAGCACAATTCTTACGTTGGGCGGCGGGCGTTTTGAAAGATAAAAACAAGTAAGAAAGGCACAAAAGCGGGTTACCGTTCGGCAACCCGCTTTTACTATATAAAGAGGTAAAAAATGAAGGGAATAAAATACACGGCGCACGAAAAAGAAAAAGCGTTGAAAATGTGGCTCGTTGATAAAGTCGATATATTTTTAGTCGCAAAGCGTACGAAATGCACGATACAAAGTCTTTATCGGTGGCGGCGGGCATACGACGGCTCGGAAGAAAGTTTGCAAAACAAATCAAGCCGCCCGCATACACCGCACCCGAACGCACACACGCCCGAAGAAACGGCGCAAATTGCCGAAGTATTCAAATCACACCCCGATATTAGTTACGCCGAGGCGTTGGGCATACTTCGCACCGAATACGGCTACAATCGGACGTATGGCGGATTTTATCGTTTTTTAATAAAACAAAAAATACGCCCCGTAAAAGAAATCAACCCGTATGTAGCGCAACACTACGACACACCCGAAATGATCGGCGTTAAAATGCAAATGGACGTAAAATACGTTCCGCTCGAATGTAATTGCGGCGAATGTCGAAAAGAACGTTTCTATCAATATACAATGATTGACGAGGCAACGCGGGAGCGGTTTATCTATCCGTACAAAGAAAAAAGCGGATACTCGACTGTCGATTTTATAAAACGCGCTATAATTTACTTCGGATATTTGCCCGCTGTTATTCAAACGGACAACGGCACTGAATTTACGAACCCGAAAGGAACGGGCGAAGGCAAAGTCCACGCCGTCGATATTTTATTGAGCAAACTAAAAATTAAACATAAATTGATCCGAGTTTATACACCACGCCACAACGGCAAGGTCGAACGCTCACACCGCACCGATCAAGAAAATTTTTATAATCATTTACAATTTAAGACGTTTGACGAACTACGCGACAAAATGCAATCGTGGCTCGTTCGATATAATAATTGCCCGCACTCGTCTTTACGCGACAAGTACGGGCGGCGGTCGTGGATAACACCACTTCAAAAACGCGCCGAATTACTCGAACTATTAAAGACGGCAACCCCCGACGCGGGTTATCGCGTAAAATTATTAAAGAAAAAAGCCGCTTAAACTAAACAACCGTTTACACCGCCGCGCCGAAAGCGGACGCGGCTTTTTTGCCTTACGATATTTACATTGATTTATTGTTTTTACTTGACTTTACCCCGTCAAAACCCTTAAAATCAACCCAAAATCAAAAAAAAATTATAATTTTTCATAAAAACTATTAAAAAACGATTGACAAAACAACAGAGCTGATCAGCTGATCTTCGATATGATAGGTGGGCGAAGGATTTCTCGGCGTTTCGCAGGTATACCACCACAATTCGCCGTTTTCGCCGAATGCGGATTCGTTGAAAGCATAATACTTTTCCCGCATTTCCGCGCTGTGATATTCGTTGATTTTGGGTACAAACTGCGCCTGATCCACGGCGATTTTATCCGTCAGCGAGCCTACGCACTTATGCTTCAAATTCGCTACGGCATCGCAGATTTCGGAAGAAACCCCTTCCCGCGCCAACTGTTCCGATAAATCTTTATTTAATTTGTACGCTTTTTCCAGATTATAATTCGCGGTATCTTCCGTGCCGTTCAGATCGTATTCGTCGAAAAATATGAAATACGTTGCGGCTTTGGAAAACAAATTTACGCCCGCTTCTACGCTGCGCTCTGCCATAGCGCGAAGCGTATCTTCAAAAAGCTCGAAATCCACGCTGAGAATACTCGTCGCTTCGTCGTCTTCGCCCGTGTACGTTGCGGAAATAATATTAAAAGGAATGTTGTAAGACGAGCAACGCGGATCTTTCGAATACTTTTCCGCATAATCGAGAAACCGCTGCAATTTATCGCCCGTCAGCTTGGTGTATTCCATTGCGTTGCCGGGCAAATTCTGAGAATTTATTCGATGATCCAATAAATACTCGTAATATTTAACGTACATTTCTTCGGAAGAATTCAATTCCCCTAAGGCAATCTCTTCCATATTGAGCATAAACGAAGATTTGCTGTGCGTCTGATCAGACAAAGTATAATCATATACTTCCGCCGATACAGGCACCAGGTAGCTGTATTCGCCGACGGTTATCGTAAAGTTTCCCCGATACACCCCGGCGTTTTGCCCGGCGTCGGGGCGAAAAACAATCCAAATCCCCTGATTTTCTCCGGAATTTACTTTGTTTTCCCCGTATTCCACCGCCACGTTGTAAGGAAGAATCGCATCGGGATAATACCCCACCGGCGCGCCGGCGTTCAGATCTTTGATGTCGTTTACAAAGATATATTTCTGATTGTATACTTCAAAATCGGCGCAGGGCAGCACGTTGCCTTCGGCGGAAGTCAGATCGGAAAGAGCGATCGTATACTCTTCTACGTCCTTTTTTGCAGAAAGAATGATCTGCGCGGACTCGCTTTCGTTGCGGAATGCCCCGAACGTAAGCGTACTTTCGCCGTATCTGCCGGAATAATCCTGCTCGCGCAAAATTTTTTCCGTACCGCCCGCCGTCCACACGGTTACGTCCGATTTTTCAAGCGGTTCCTTCGTTTCGCCGTCTTTGCAGGAAGCAAAAGAGCAGCAAAAGCCGAAACAAAGCAATAAAGACAGTATTTTTTTCATACATCTTCTCCCCTGTTTC